TATCTAAACTATCTAGATTATATAGTTATTTTACATATACCCTTTCCTAAACTTAAATATCCTGCAATATTGTAATTTGCGCGTAGCATCATATCATTCCACAATCACTAGATAGTTTAGATACTTGACATCTAACCCCTTGATTAACCTCATCTTCTGAGTATCTGTTGTCAGTAGATACTTCGGAAAGCGGCGCCGCCTACTCTAGAGAAATCTATATACTCCCATTCAGTCTGTAAACGGGGGGCAAACTTGACATCTGGGGCAGGCTGTGTCAAGTTTGGGGCTGTCCTTCGGGGCGACTCTCTTAGAGAGTTTTATTGTAACTTTTAAACTGGAGGTTAGTCACATGGCTAAAACTTATGAAGGTAATCTTAATCTGCAATTCAACAAAGCTACTGGATTGCTCTATCTGCAACCTGCTGAGGATGGGAAGTATAATGCTTCCAATGTTCCTGAATTGATTGCGTCTGCTATGGCGTTCTGTGATTCCAATCCTAAGGCGGCATTCAATCGTTGGGACTTTTATATCCCCAATGTAAACCAAGAGCTAGACCGTGAGTCTAAAGCTCTTCCTCAGTCCAAAGTCAAGGACGCTATTGATCGTGGTGATGTAGCGACTCTTGGTGTCGGCAAATGGGGCAAGCCTAAAGTCACTATTGCAGGGCCTGTGAAGCACATCAAGAAAGCGGATGACAATATTGTCACCCTGTAAACTTCTCTCTGGGAGCGTCACTCTGTGGCGTTCCCTTTCTGTGTTTCTATCAAGCGAGGTCTATCATGCAACAAGTTTACAAGTCACGCACTAAGTCTGGTGTTTATGGTTGGTTCACCAACGGCTTTCTAGTCTGGACTCTTACACCAGATGAGTATGCCAAACCTGACAGTTGGCACTCTGAGACAGCATCACACAGAGGTTTCCTCTATGTCGTTCGCTGAGTGTGTACGTTGTGGCGGCGAGGTTCATCCTCGCCGTTCAGCTCTGGGCTATGACACCTGTCTAGTCTGTGGCGATAAGCTAGCACGAGAGCGAGTGTTCACTGTCGCTCCGATGCACAAGTCAAACTATATGCTCTTCACTAATCCTGAGGATTTGAAGGGTATCAATAACAAGGGAGGTAATGTCCGATGAAATTGTCAACGCTCTTTATGTGGGTTCTATACGGAGTCGTCTCGTCTGTCGTGATGACACTGTTAGACATCCACTTTGATTGGGGGCTATTCACATGGCTCGACTAATCAACATTATTGGCGGCTTACTGTTATCAGTAACGGTAGGTTTTGCTATCGCCTTCATAGCACTCAACTTCTTGTTGGGCTGTGAAACTTGGGATGAGTCTCTTTGGACTGAGACGAACTCCTGTATCACCATCACTCAAATCTGGGAGGGTATAACACATGACTAAGTCCGCACTGAAACTCTTTGTACTTCGGTACATCAAGGGTGGAGCAATCGTTACTGGCGATGATGGCAAGCCGTTATTCTTCAGTAACAAAAAAGCCGCTAAGGCTATTCGTAACAAGGACATGAAAGTGTCCTATGGCCCTGACCATAACAAATTCAACGCTCATTGGGAGATTGTATAATGCGAGCCGAATTAGTTCTTCAAACCATCAAGGATTTATTTCCTGTTAAACGTCCTGTTTCCATTGTCGGTGCTCCTGGCGGTGGTAAGACAAGCCTTGTGCAAACAGCTTCTCAGCAGTTGTCCATTGGCTACATCGAGAAACATACACCAACCATGCTAGTCGAGGATTTCGGTGTTCCCGATATGGGAACTGACGGTGATAACTTTGCTTACAAGCTACCCGATTGGTTTCCTGCGGTAGGTCGTACTGATATACCTGACGAGGGTATCATCTGTTTCGATGACCGTAACCAAGCGGCTAATGACATCCAGAAAGTTCTCGCTAACATCCAACAGGCAAGGACATTGCATGGCATCAAGATGAAAGACGGTTGGATGGTCGTGTCTACTGGCAACCGCCAAGAGGACAGGGCAGGTGCTAATCGTATCCTATCTCACCTCGCTAACCGCGAGACTGTCATCGAACTTGACACTCACCTTGATGACTCAACCAAGTGGATGATTGAGAACGATGTTGCTACCGAGGTAGTGGCGTTCCTTCGATTCCGTCCTAACCTGCTACATGATTTCGATCCTCAGCGTGACCAGAATCCAACGCCACGTTCATGGGTCGAGGGTGTCAGTGCAGTGCTTGGTGTCGTCAGTGCCGAGGCTGAGTACGAGTGTTTCAAGGGTGCTGTTGGTGAAGGTGCGGCGGCAGAGTTCGTTGGCTTTGTACGCATCTATCGTAAGCTACCTAACCCTGACAATATCATCATGAATCCAACTACTGCGGATGTTCCTGATGACCCTGCTACTCTGTATGCACTGTCTGGTGCAATCGCAGAGCGAGCAACTGAGAGTAACTTTGAGCGTGTCTGCACTTATGCAGAGCGTATGCCGCCAGAGTTCTCAGTCTTATCTGTGTCCTATGCGGCACGGAAGAAGCCAGAGTTGGCTTCGACTCAAGCGTTCACTAAGTGGGCGATTAACCATCAAGATGTCTTGTTCTAGAAACGGAGGTAACTATGAAACTTTCAGACAAAGCATTGCTTGTCCAACTGCGTGTGTCGCAGTGGACTGCTCGTAAATACGACAAGAGAGCCACCGAACAGGTGGCCTCTGCAAACTCTGCGGTAAACTCAGCAGGTAGATACAACAAGTCTCTGCTTCCGATGAACGATTACCTTAACAATGTTCATCAGAAAACAACTGCTATCCGCAAGAAGTACTACGCCAACACGTTGCCGTGGGGCATTGACGGCACACAAATCTTGCCTAGTGCAAACTATCTGTCTTTCATGACTGACTTCCGCAAGGAAAAGTATGAGTGGCAGATGCTCGTCAATCAATTCAAGACTGAGTATGAGTCGCTCAAGTATGACGCTCAGCGTTTTCTTGGCCACCTGTACAATGATGCAGACTATCCTTCGTTGGATGAGGTTGCGGCTAAGTTCAGCATAGACATGGGCATCATGCCTGTTCCAAGTGGCGACTTCCGAGTTGACATTGCAGACGAGGAGCTTGCTCGTATCACTTCCGATGTGGAAGCACGAGTTCAAGACGCGGCTCAGAACGCAATGAATGAGGCTTGGAACCGACTGCATGAGCGTGTCAAGCACATGGCTGAGACACTTGCTGACCCTGCTAAGAACTTCAAAGACACAATGGTCGGCAATACTCGTGAGATATGCTCAGTCCTGTCACGACTAAACTTCACTGATGACCCCAACCTTGAGGCCATGCGTCTTGAGGTGGAGCAATCACTCACACAGCATCATCCTGATGCACTTCGTAATGACCCAGACTTGCGCCGTGATAAAGCCGCAGAAGCTAAGGCAATCATGGACAAGATGGGCGCTTTCATGGGAGGTAACTAATGGATCTTAACAAACGACTTAGCAAGGGCAAGACTGCCCTTGTGCTTGAGCATCCGTTCATCGGCAATGTCGCCATGAATATGCCATTCAAACTGAGCGAGGACGTACCTACTGCCGCTACTAACGGCAAGCAGGTGCTATTCAACCCTGAGTTCTGCGAGTCGTTGAATGATGAGGAGTTAAAGTTCCTCATCGCTCACGAATGTATGCACCCTATGTTGGAGCATAACTTTCGCAGACAAAGCCGTGACCCTCGTAAGTGGAATCAAGCGGCTGATTATGTCATCAACAAGTTGCTGACTGATGAACACATCGGCAAGATGCCAGAGTGCGGTCTGCTCAGTGATGACATTTACAATGCAGGTAACGGAACCAGTGATGGTATCTACAACATCTTACCAGAAACACCAGAGGGTCAGGATGACCCACTTGATGATTGTCAAGATGGCGAGGGTTCACCTGCCGAGCTAGAGCAACAGGCCGCAGAGTGGAAGGTCAAGGTTGCTCAAGCCGCACAAGCCGCCAAGATGATGGGCAAGATGAGTGCAGGACTTGAACGTCTTGTCGAGAACATCCTGCAACCCAAAGTCTACTGGGCGGATATACTTCAGCGGTTCATTGTCAAGCACAAGACTGATGACCGTTCATTTGCCAGACCTAACCGCAGGTTCATACAACAAGGTATGTATCTGCCAAGTATTACAGGCGAGGCATTGGGTGAGATGGCGTTTGCTATCGACTGCTCAGGTTCAATCGGGCAAGAAGAGATTGACCAGTATGCGGCAGAGATACTCAAGGTTCAGCAAGACCATCACCCACATAAACTACACATCATCTACTTCGATTCAGAAGTATGCCACTACGATGTGTTCGAACAAGGTGAAGCGCCAGTTATCAAGCCGCATGGCGGTGGCGGTACAGCTTTCAGTCCAGTGTTTCAATACATGAGAGACAACGACATCAACCCTGTCGCTTGTGTATTCCTGACTGACCTGTGCTGTAACGACTTCGGTGACGCACCAGAATATCCTGTGCTGTGGGTATCCACACACAACAATGAAGCACCATTCGGTGAAGTAGTAATGATGGAGGTATAAGACATGGCTACTGTAAGATTTTCTGATCAACTTAAAGACAGCATTCGCAACAATGCGAGAGCGATGTTCAAGGAGAGCATCGACAAAGCTAAGACGGATGTACCTGCACACTGGGCTGATAAACTTTATCAGTCCTTCTTCCCTGCTGATGTGATTGCTAAGTTCAATGCACTGCCTGACTATGCAATGAAGAAAGAGTCATGCTTAAGCTTTGCAGGGTTCTTCAACGCACCAGAAGATGTATTCCAAACTGCTGAATACAAACGCAACGCTTATGAGTGTGATGAGGTACGGCTAGAGTTCAGCAAGGCTATGCCTTGGCCTCACGACTTTAATCCAGAGACTACAGGCTTCAAGTCAGAGTGGCGGTCAAACAAAGCTGACTTCACTGACAGCCGTTGGGCATGGCTAATCCCTGAGTTCAAAGAGTATGTGCGTAAGATATTCGAACAAGAGGCTAAGCAAGAGAAGTTTCTTGAGGGTATCAACAAGCTGATGGAGACATACTCTACCCTTGCCCCTGCACTCAAGGCTTTCCCTGCTCTTTGGGATTTAGTTCCAGAGGAAGCTAAGGAACGTCACAAGAAGGTAGTCGAACGTAAGAAAGCTGAGGTCGAGCTAGACGTTGACCTTAACAGCATGACTGCCGCTGTAACCCTAAACAAACTGACACGATAGGAGGTGTTAATGACTTGGTTAGAACCACAAGATAGAACCATTCTAAATTATCAACAAGCGGATGCACTCTGGTCAAGGGTGCGTACGCCACACAAGGGCAAGCCTATTACAGGTTGGCTTCGTATGTATCGTGATGGCGATGATTATCTGTTCAAACTTACAGGCTATGGCTCGAACGACTTATGCCGACTGTCACCTGACAACACGTTGACGTTTGTCGCACCGCCAGAGGTGTTTCAATCTCATGCACAGACAGTAGTCTCTGCTCTACACCGTTGGCTACCCTTCACTACTATGCGCCACCGCAAGGGGCTGTATCGTATCGCAGGTACTCAGCCTGTACTCAAGCGCATGAAACAGTTGGAGGCAGAGGACACTGAAAAGGAAGAGCATTGGTACTCTACCTACCGTTTCTACAATCCTGCGATGCGTGAACAAGCCTATTACTTTGAAGGTATTCAGTTCGACATTGTGAACGGTGAGTGTCTCAATCCCAAAGCAGATGTAAAGCTAGTCGAGAAACCAGAGGAGCGCAAGCAATGGCGCAGAGCATTGGCTAACTTCAAGCGTGGCATCAAGGCTCGTGTCAGAGTCCATGCTTTTGATGGCATCATTGATGAGATGTGGGCTGAACGACAAGCGCAAAGTAACAGGTGGCATTGGCAACAACCACAGTGGGAGTCAAAGCAATGGATGGATTTGCTTGAGGGTTCTATTCGTGACAACGTGTTCCCACAAGAGTTGCTCAAGGGGCTAGCACAGACCACCAGTACAGGATACTACATGAGTAATAAACCTACAGGACAGGATGTACTCAAGGCTCTTGACTATGTGTGTAACAACCAGAGCATCGAACTGCGTAGACGTTTCGGTGTATTTGCGGAGGGCTAGTTGAAGATTACCAAAGCATCATCACCAAGTTGTTTTGAGTGCGGAGTAATGACCCGACATACCCACTGGGGCAGAGGCCCTTTCAAACACATCAAGCCAATTAGTGTGCGGCAATGTGTGAACCGAGAGTGTAAGTTTTATAACAGCGTGATGCTTTGGTATCCCTTCAGGGGATGGCTACATTTTAATGTTAATTGGAAGGAGAAAGAATGACAGTAATTGTATGGGATGGTGAGACACTCGCCACTGACCAACAGGCTAACGATGGCTCTATGAAATGGGAGGCAGAGAAGGCTTGGTATGTTACCCACCCTGATTCTAACAAGATGTGTATAGTTTCAGGCGTTGGTATGTTGGGGTATATTATTCAGTTGAGAGACTGGTTTGCAGGAGGGTGTGATTGGGAACACCGAATGCACTTGGATATAGCCCCATCTATGGCACAGCTAATCGTTGTCGATGAACAAGGGCTGTGTGTCTATGAAGGCTTTCATGGTCATGAAAGTAAAGCAACCTTCTCGCCTGTGAGATTACAAACACCAATGGCTTTCGGTGAGGGTAAAGAGTATGCAATGGGCGCACTTGCTATGGGGGCTAATGCGGCTCAAGCAGTGAGTGTCGCTAACGAATACTCTTTACACTGCGGTAAAGGAGTGGCATTGTATACTTTACAGGAGAGTAACTTTGAGGAGAACGACAATGGGTCGTAATAAGATGACTAAAGCAGAGAAGGTGTGGGCATACCTTCTCAAGAATAAACTCGCTAGTACTACGGAGGTATCCAAAGCTACTGGTGTTTCGTATGGGTATACCTATAGGCTGATGCAGAAGATAGGTACGCCAAGGGAAGTTATTGAAGCCGAGGTTACTCAGAATGAGCATCCGCATAAGCGCACTCGTGTGAAGTTGTTGTCAGAAGCTAGTGCGTTAGTTGACGGCGATAGGGAAGCAGACCACGGTGACTTCAAGTCTAATGCTGAGATGATTGCCGCCTATTGGAACACTCATCTGGGCATTGACAGTATTGTTCCGAGTGATGTGCCTACCATGATGGCACTGTTGAAGATTGCTAGGGTTGGACAGAGGCCAGAGTCTGCGGAGAACTTCCGTGATGCGGCAGGTTATCTTGCTCTGGCAGGTGAACTCAACGAGGTGTAATCATGGACATCGTTACCATTGACTTTGAAACCTACTATGACCGTGAGTATTCGTTGTCGAAGATGACAACGGAGGCTTATGTTCGTGACCCTCGCTTTGAGGTGATTGGTGTATGCGTCAAGGTGAACGATTTCCCTACCGACTGGTATAGCGGTGACAATGTGGGCAAGTTTCTCAACTCGTTAGACTATTCTGACAAGGCGATACTTGCTCACAATGCCGCATTTGATGGGGCTATCTTGTCATGGCACTACGGTATCAAGCCTAAGTTTTGGTTTGATACTTTGTCTATGGCAAGACCCCTACACAATGCCACGGTAGGTGGGTCGCTCAAGAACCTGACTGCACACTACGGACTAGGGCAGAAGGGTGATGAAGTGTTCAACAATCTGGGCCGTCACTTAAAGGACTTCACACCAGAAGAACTTGACAGGTATGCGTCCTACTGTGTCAACGATGTTGAACTGACATACCAACTATTCCAAAAATTGAAAGAGGGGTTTCCTGTATCGGAACTGATGGTCATTGACCAGACGATACGGATGTACACGCAACCTGTAATCCAACTCGATACTGATGTGCTTGAACGCCACTTAGAAAAAGTAAAGGCAGACAAGCGCAAACTGATAGATGACTTGGCTTTGAAAGGATTGAGTGAGGACAAGGTAAAGAAAGCCCTCATGTCTAACCAGATATTTTCTAAGCTATTATCTGCGGTAGGTGTGGAAGCACCAATGAAAACCAGTCTGCGTACAGGTAAAGAGACATACGCTTTTGCCAAGACAGACAAAGAGTTTACTGGGCTACTAGAGCATCCAGACCCAAGAGTCCAGAACTTAGTGGCGGCAAGGCTAGGTACTAAATCCACAATCGAAGAGACACGCACTGAGAACTTGATGAAGGTGGCCGAGCGAGGCGCATTACCTATCATGCTCAACTACTATGGCGCACATACAGGCAGGTTTAGTGGCGGTGATAAACTGAACTTACAGAACTTACCACGCAACGGTGCTATCAGAGAGGCGTTGACCGCCCCACTTGGAGAGGTGCTTATAGCCTGTGACTCATCACAGATAGAAGCGAGGATGGTCGCTTACATTGCAGGACAAGAGGATCTTGTACAGGCATTTAGAGAAGGCCGTGATGTGTACAGTGAGTTTGCCTCTGAAGTCTACGGTAAGAAGGTGACTAAGGCTGACAAGGTTGAACGCTTTGTTGGCAAGACCTGTATTCTAGGGTTAGGTTACGGCATGGGTCATGTTAAATTTCGTAACACGCTTGCGCTTGGGCAGGGAGGAATAGCGGTAGACATTGACGAGAACGAAGCACAACGTATTGTCAGGTTGTACCGCCAGAAGAACCACAAGATTGTATCCCTGTGGAACAAGTGCGGTCATGCCCTTACTGCTATGGTGGCAGGTGGCAGTGGTAACATCACTGAGTTACTACCATTCGACAGTAACGGTATCGTCCTACCCAACGGATTACGCATCCAGTACAACGCCTTGCGACAGACACCAGATGGCTTTGAATATATCGCAGACGCACGAACCTTTCGCAAACTAGCGAAGGCACGAGTAACTACAGGTGAGCAAGTAAGTATAGACTGGACACGCATCTACGGTGGGAAAGTCACAGAGAACATAGTCCAAGCGTTAGCTAGGATTGTGGTGGCTGAACAGATGGCATCAATCGGTCAGTCATACCACGTTGCTTTTCAGGTACACGATGAGATTATCATCACTTGCCTGGAAGAAGATAAGTCACACGCACAGCAACTTGTTGAGGCAAGAATGTCTACTCCTCCGCGCTGGGCGAGGGATTTACCTGTTGCCTGTGAGTCAGGCGTGGGGTATAACTATAGTGATGCTAAGTAAACTTTACCGTGGGTGGCGAATACCGCCTTCACGGTGCAACCCTATGGAGTTTATATGCAGTTAGCGCATTCATTCTCGGCTATCAAGCTGTATGAGAACTGTCCAAAACGTTACTACCACCAACGAGTAACGAAAGAAGTGCAGGATAAAGGTGGCGAAGCAAGCAAGTATGGCGAGCGTATCCACGAGTACTTAGAGCAGAGGCTAGTGAACAACACAGTCCTGCCGCCTGAGGTCGAGAAGTACGAAGTGCTATGTCAGACCATAGAAGGTATGGCTAGAGGCGGAGAGTTACACGCTGAACGACAGCTGACACTGACGGAAGACCTTACACCAACAAGTTGGTTTGCGGATGACGCATGGCTGAGATCCATACTTGATGTACTGATACTGAAAGAGGACACAGCAATCGTACTTGATTGGAAAACAGGTAAGCGTAGGCCAGACTTTACACAGCTTGAGATGTTCGCACTACAAGTATGGAAGCATTTTCCTGAGATTGTGAACATAAAGACTACGTTTGTATGGCTGAAAGAAATGAAGATGGACTCGGAAGAATTTAGTCGAGACCAGTCGGCTGAGATGTGGCAAAACTTACTAGCAAGGATAAACCGCATCTACAAATCTGCGGAGACAGAGAACTGGCCTGCCAAGCCAAGCGGCTTATGTAGGTTCTGTCCTGCACAAAATATGTGTGAGTACGCACAGGTTTAACTTGACAAGTATGTAATCTTATGGCATCTACACCTGAAGGAAAGATTAAACGTAAACTTGACAAGATGTTGAAGGAAGAAGGTGTCTGGTATTACAACCCACAGGCAGGGCCTTTTGGAAGGTCGGGTATCCCAGACAAGGTAGCTATTGTAAGTGGACGGTTTGTAGGAATGGAATGTAAGGCTGACAAAACTAAGAAGCCAACCGCCCTACAAATCAAATGTATGAAGGAGATAGAGATGGCAGGAGGCAAATGCTTTCTTGTGTATGATGACGCCACTATCGAGGAGGTTCGTCAATACATACACGAACAACTTGACACACGATGGGTGGACTTAGAATGTTAGTGGTAGAGCAAGCAAAGGCTTTGGCACTTAACCTTACTAATCCAAACAGAGTGCTAGACACAATACCAACTGCGAAGGTTCTTAACTTCAAGGGTAAGAACTTGGTTGTGACACCGCACCGACAGGATGAGGTCAAGGTTCTGCGTAACCTAGGCATCCAAGCACCTGCGCCTATACTTTATTATTATGATTGGGTAGGCAGGTTCACACCATATGAGCATCAAAAGATGACATCTGCGTTCCTGACTATGAACCAGAGGGCATTGGTACTTAACGAGATTGGAACTGGTAAGACACAGTCTGCACTGTGGGCGGCTGACTACCTTATGAAAACAGGTTCTGTTAAGAAGGTCTTAATTATATCCCCGCTATCCACACTTGAACGTGTGTGGGGTGACGGTATCTTTATGGGCTTCCCTGAGCGTAAGCATGTAACCCTACATGGTACTGCGGCTAAACGTAAGAAGCTACTACATGTAGATGCTGACTTTTTTATCATCAACCACGATGGCTTCCCAATAATAGCAGAGGAAGCCCTTGGTATGTTTGACTTAGTGGTGGTTGACGAGGCCGCTGTTTACCGCAATCCATCTACAAACAGATTCAAGATCTTGAGGAAGTGGATGGCAAAGAACACCACAACACGTTTGTGGCTGATGACAGGTACACCCACGCCGAATGATCCGACAGATGCTTGGGCGTTAGCAAAGCTAGTAGATAGTCCGTTCTGTACCAAGACATACACTGCGTTCAGAGAACAGGTGATGATGAAGATTGGTCAGTGGAAGTGGATACCAAGACCAGAGTCAGTGGATACTGTCAAACATATCCTGCAACCTGCTGTCAGGTACACAAGGGATGAGTGCTTTGACCTACCAGATACAGTGTTCCAGACACGCAAGGTCGAGATGACCAAGGAGCAGAAGGAACACTACACAAAGATGCTACGTCATTTCGTAACTGAGATGGCGGAGGAAGGAACTATCACCGCTGTAAACGAAGCGGTCAAGTTACAGAAACTTGTTCAGATAGCATGTGGCGTGGCCTATGGGGATGATGGCCGCAACATAGAACTAGATTGTTCCCCAAGAGTAAACGCTGTGAAGGAGGTAATAGATGAAGTAGGACAAAAAGTAATTGTATTCGTGCCACTAACAGGCACGTTACGCATGTTGGAGCGAGAGCTAGGAAAGCATTGGTCTATCGGTGTAGTGAATGGCGAAGTATCTGCCAAGCAACGCAACGAGATATTCCATAACTTTCAGAATGGCAGAGAACCACATGTATTGATAGCGCACCCTGCGACTATGGCTCATGGGCTAACCTTGACTGCCGCATCTACGGTTGTCTGGTATGGGCCAGTAACAAGCAACGAACAATACGTTCAGGCGAATGGTCGGATAGAGCGCATTGGTAAAAAACATGTATCAAATGTTGTGCATATCGAAGGTACAGAAGTTGAGTACCGTATGTATGAACGGCTCAAGAACAAACAGAAACTACAAGGTTTGTTACTGGATTTGATACAACAAGAAACGAGGTAACGATATGACTGTAGACCAAGTAATAGAAGCGTACCTCAAGTATCGCAATAAGAAGGAAGCTCTTGAAGCTGAGATCAAAGACCAAGTCAAAGAACTCAAGGACAAGATGGCGAAACTTGAAGCGTGGATTAAGACGAAAGCTGATGCTGAGGGAGTAACGTCTTTCAAGACAGCACACGGCACTGCCTTTGTCACAACCAATGACTACGCAAACGTAGCTGATTGGGATGCTGTTCTATCCTTTGTCAAGGAGAACGAAGCATATGACATGTTAGAGAAACGTGTCAGTAAGAACGCTGTTCGTGGGTACATAGACGAACATAAAACCGTACCGTCAGGCGTGAATTACGGAACACGCATTGATGTAAACGTCCGTAAACCTGCAAATAAAATCGAAGACTAGGAGATGACAATGAACGATATTATACCTGCAAACATTCAAGTACCTGCTCATCTGGCGGATAAAGTTGGCAAACCATCTGCGCTTGCCGCATCGCTGTCAGGGGGCATGGCAACCACTGAGGATGCCTATCCTCGTATCTCAATCAAAGGCTCACGTTTCCGTATTGTCGAAGGCAAGACTGAGACTGTGCTTGATAGCAATACCCTTGAAGCTGTGATTGTCGGGGCTAACCCACGACTATCTAAGACATGGTATGCGAAGGAGTGGAATCCAGATGTCGAGGCTACTGGCCCTGATTGCTACTCACTTGATGGTGTTAGCCCTCACTCTGCTGTGGAAGCTCCGCAGAATGATCTGTGTGCTTCATGTGAACACAACGCATGGGGTTCTAAAGTGACACCTAATGGACAACAAGTGAAGGCTTGCTCTGATCAGAAGCGGCTTGCAATCGTAGCGGCTGATGACCCTGAGGGTGCTGTGTATCTGCTATCAGTTACACCTGCCGCATTGAAAGGGTTGAACCAGTACCAAAAGGAACTGTCAGTCCGTGGCATTGCACCAGAGATTGTGCGTACTAAAGTCTCGTTTGATACCAGTGCTTCTTTTCCGAAGTTGATGTTTGCCTTTGGCGGCTTCAACGATGAGCAGACACAAACTGCTGTCGATAAGCTGTTTGGGACAGAACAAGTTAAGGAAATCACAGGAGAACTTGCTGTTGTAAGTAAGCCTGTCGAAGTACCGGCAGTTGAAAGCAAGCCTGAGCCTGTTGCTCCTGCACCTGCACCTGAGCCAGTCGCAGAGAAACCTGCTCCTGTAAAAGGGTTTGGTGCAAAGAAGGCCGCTGAGCCTACACCTGCACCGAAGGTAGCTGAAGAACCTAAGGCCGCACCTGTAGCCAACGGTCAAGCTGATGACTTGGCGGCTGAGATTGCCGCACTGGTGGGGGATGTAGCTGATGACTAATGTGCCACCGCTTGATTTCACTAAAGTGGAAGCTCTGCGGAAACACATGCTACTGACCACTGGTAACATGGCACAACTACTTGATGTGTCACGGATGACTTACTACGGATGGGTAAAGGGCAAAGCTATCCGTAAAAAGAACGATGAGAAAGTCCGTGAAGTATTGAGGCAGATGCTAGCCATGCTGTCAGAAGGGTGGCCTCAACCAGAGGTGATAGCCCTTGATCAGAAGGATCGTTTCCAAAGGCTTCTTGAGATTTTGAACAAACAGGACTAAGGTAAAAGGGAGGGGCGCAAGCCCCTTCCGTAACTGTGAAGGTAACAATGATGGATACGCTGAGTTTTTTACAGCGAGTCCTACCGTCTGAAGGGTACTATGTAACAACTCTAATAAGCCCTGAAGGTAAAGTACAACAAGGCTTTTTTGATACGGTAGAGGAACTCGCACAAGCCTGTAAGAGGTTATCAACGTCACAACCAGACAAGAACGTCTATTTCGCTGTGTCTGCTTTCGGGAATAAGGGCAACAGAAAGCAAGACAACGTACGAGCCACTAAGCTGATAGCTGTAGATGTGGACTGTGGCGACGGTAAACCATTTCCCACATGGAAAGAAGGGTTACAAGCCCTTGGTAAGTTTGTATCTGAGATGCGCTTACCTAAACCACTTATCATACACTCAGGAAATGGTCTGCATGTATACTGGGTTTTAACCAAAGAGCTAGAGCCTGATGATTGGAAGCCACTGGCAG